ATTTCACAAAATGCACCATCATCTAACTTTCTTACTTCTCTAACTGTATATGCAACACTATCAACAGTAATAGATGCACCTGCAACCAAACTACCAAAGTCACTAACTCTTGCAGTAAGTTGATAATCAGTACTAATAATTTGGTTGCCAGCTAAAACTAAATCAGGTTGTTCTAATATTGCTTTTGCAGTAGTTCCACCTGATGTACAACTAACACCAAAATCAGCTAAATATACTGTTTGATCTTCACTTATTTGCATTAGCTTTAGATACTACTGTTTTTTTTGGTTTTGCTGTTTCTTTATATTCTTCTGCTTTACCAATACTGATAAGAAAAGAAGCATCTGCACTAGATAAATCATAAGTTTTGCCAGCTTCTAAACCAACACCACTTGCACATACGTCTTTTAAACACTTAATTTTCATAAAAAAAAGGGGTAGATAACTACCCCATATAGTAAACCAATTATGTGGTTACGTCTAAGATTGCAGCAAATGATTGTGCGTGTCTTACAGCAACATCAAATGCAACTACACCCTTAATTGAAACAAGGTTCTTAGCAAAATCATCACTATCTTCACCTGCTGTAATTTCAATACCAGATCCGTATAAACCTAAGATTGCTTGGCTAAAGTCACCCATAACAACAGCAGAACAAGTACCAGATGTAGAACCCTTAGTTAGGTTGCTAGGTACTTGGTTAGTCATTGCTAAAGGATAACCATTAACAGCAACAGGTGTAGAACCTCTACCTAATGCCTGTAGGTTGTTGTTAACTAAGTACTCACCGCCAGATGTCTTAAGTTTCTTAATTGCACCCATCACCTTAGCGTTGGTTACATAAGAAATAGAATCAGCGTTAACACCTGCATTATCTTCCATAATTGCAGTTTCTAGGTCAATTAGCTTATCAACTGTGATAGCACCACCATTAGTACCGATTGCAACAGAACCAATACCAGATGTTTGCATGATACCTGTAGGCTGACCTGATGAACCAGAACCATTTAAGATACCTAGATCAAGACCAACATTAATACCATCAAGAATATCAGTTCTTACTAGATCCTCAATACCTGGTGTTGACTGTATAAGCATATTTCTAGAAAACTTAGATAATGTGCCTAAAGTCTTAGGTGTCATTGAGATCTGGTCAAATGTACTTTCTGCCTGTGATAGTGCAGTAGTTTCATTAGCAAGATAACCAGTAGAAGCAACACCTGATCTTCTAGGTATAGCAACATCACCAACTAAACCTGATAATGTCTGTACACCTAAACCAACCATTACTGTGCTGTTTCTTAGTGCCTCAATAAAGTCATCAGCAAGTAAATCTGTTGCTACGATATTTCCACCAGTTGTTGCACCAGTAGTTACATATGTAGCTCTTTTTGCTAATGAGCTATAAGGAATAAACAAAGAAGATGAGCTATTAGATCTCTGTGAATCTTTTGCTATCTGCTGTGAAATTTCTCTAGCAAAACCAGATGCTTTATCTGACCAATCATTTGTTAAAAGACCTCTGATACCAGAAGTAATCTTGTAGTCTCTTGCATACTGCTCTCTTTCTTTTGGTGAAAGCTGTTCTTCAATAGGCTTTGCTGTTTCTACAGGCTTTGCATCTATTCTTTCTAAGATAGCTGCTCTGCATGAATCTACAGAAGAACCATTGTTAATTAACTGTTCTGCTAGGTCATCAAAACCACGCTTAGAACACATTGCGTTGATCTCTCTAATTCTTGTGCGTTCTGCTGATGCTGCTTTTTTAGTAGCTTCACTACGCACAACTTCTAGATCAAGTTGCTCTTTTTCCATAGTTGATTGTTTTTTAGAATTGGGCTGTTGTGCGTCAGTAGACGCTGCGTATACACGCTTACTGTCTATCATATCTTGTTTTTTAACACTAGGCATAGTGTTTTCATCAATTAATCCTCTAGATATGCCTACATCTGGTGCAGCAGGTGAAGCAACTACAGATACTTCATGTGGTTCCCATCTTGTAGCTAAAAAAGCGTTAGATCCATCTATTTCACGTTCTTCCATTTCTAAAATGCGATAACCTACGCTAATTGCACTTAAAATGCCGTCATCTATATCTCTTTTTACTTCCTGTGCCTTAGCATTTCTGCTTAATTCAACAACTGCACGACCTTTTTTCTTTTCCTTATCAAGATATGCATTTCTAACAATACCTATAACAGAATCCATATTGTGATTCCATAACACTGGTGCTACGCCACCATTTAGCCTTCCAAAATCTATAGCACCCTCGTCATGGCTTAGTATTTCAGTACCAAATGATCTTTCTACAGGGTATGTACTACTAAAACTAAATTCATATGTGTTTTCTTCTTTTTCAGAAAAAGATGTTTCTCCGCTACGTTTTAATACTTTTGTAACACTTCTTAATGAATCTATCTTTGTAAGTGTGCTGAATTTATGACCTACCTTTACATCTGTTGCCTCATATTCACCATCATTTTCTCTATAGACAGTAATTAATGCAGCAGGGTCATCTTCTGTACCAGTAATTTCAAAACTAGAATCAGGTACATTTATAGTTCCATTACGTTCAATAGAATCTATAACACCTCTTGCAACACCTCCACTAGCGTTCCATCTTACTGAATCACCAACAGATAGTTCATCTGGTTCTGCACGTTTTACAGTACGTTTTGTTTTAGGCATAGCATCATTGTTTCTTAATTCTTTTATTCTAGCTGATTTTCGATCAGAAAAACTTTTACCTGCATCACCCCCCCAACTACTCCAAGCTACTCTGCCTGGACTTGGATAACCATCCTCACCAGGTCTAAAACCTTCTGCTTTTTTATCTACTTCATGTCTTGCAAACCATGCTGACATTTGTATTACAACATCTGGACTTAATTCATTACCACTAAGTATTTGTCTTGCCCTTCTACGTGCTACTTCTGTACCACCTGCCCTTCCTTCTGCTTTCCAATCTCTATATCTTTGTGCTTCTTCCCTCATACCTGCTGTAGGCATAAGGTCTATTTCTGTTCCATTAATAACTGCCATCTGAACCATCCGCTACGTTTTCTGCATCCTCACCAGTAGGTGCATCTGTATCACCAAAAGGATCTACAGTATTTATAGGTTTATATTGACTACCACCAGATTTGTTTGTAGCTGATGGGTCACTATCTGTAATAATATTCATTTCATCTAGTTTTGCCAGTTCTGTCTGTCTAGCTATTAACAGTTCTTCTATATCTCCACCATTTTCACTAACAACATCTGTTAATGTTTTAAATCCACACCTAACTGCATCTTTCATGGCTGCTACTTCTTTCTGTGGATCTACATAACTATATCCTCTACATACCCATCTAACTTTTTCATATACTTCTGGTGTTGTTGAATATGTAGGTAAAGACAAAGTGCCACTTAAAACAGCCATTTCTAACCAGTACTCATATATAGGCTGATAAAAAGTTTCTTTTAACATCTTTTGTATTGTCCTCCAATGATCTCTATCTTGCATCATTGCTAACCTGCTACTGCTGTAATTAGATTGTGAATAGTCAGATGATATTGCTTCAAAACTACAACCTAAACCACTAGCCATACTTCTAAGCATTGCCCTTACAAATGGTTCAAATTCACCATTAGCTTTATCTAAATCAGGTACAGATATTGATTCGCCTGGTGCTAAATATTTAAAAGTACCAGGTTCAAATCCACTAACACGTTCATAATCAAAGACCTCACCACCTGCATCTAGTTCACCTTCTGGACTTGTAATAAATCCCATTAATGCACTACTTGCTCTTTGTCCTACAACAGTTGCTTCTATATATCCATCTAACTGATGTAAATGATTTATTGCACTAGCTAAAAAAGGTACACCCCTATGCTGGCCTGGTCTTAGTGGCAAAAATAAATGTATTACATCTTTTGCAGGTACAATAATATGCCTTCTTTCTTTTACAGGTGTTTCAAATGTAGTATCACCAGGATGTTTCTTTAAAAACGCATAACTTACTGCCCTTCCTTCTGGACTTATCTCTATACCTAAACGCCATACATTTTTATTATTCTTTTTTACACCTTTATAATCTGCATCTAATTGTTCTGCTTCTAATATCTCTAATGAAAAAGGTATTTTACTTCTACCATAAGCTTTTCTATGTATAACAATAAAACATTCACCGCTTTCTATCATTGACCTTACTGCAAGTCTTTCAAGTTCAGAAAAACATAAAACACCACGTATATCACAGCTATCTTTTCTACCCCATCTACTCCATTCACTCTCTATAGACTCATTTAATCTAGTATTAGGTGTACCGCCTCTTTGACTTTTTATCTGTGCTTGCATAGTTACACCCTGTCCAACTATCTGATTAGTTGCATATCTAACCGCCTGTGCTGCATAATTATTATTACGTACTAAATCATGTACACGTTTTCTAAGAGTTTCAATAGAGTTTTTATAACTTTGATCTGGTGATGATAAAGGTGTAATCCAACTAAGGTTAGTTCTATCTACTCTTGCACCTGCATACATTCTTTTTAACCTATTTCTACGACTATTTAAGTCATTATTAGATGTAAATAAGCCCTTCCAAGCGTTTCTTAAGCCCATTTAACTCTCCTAAAAGCGAACATAAAGGTTTTTAGGGTCACCTAAACCCTGACTTTTTAAACTATACCGCTTTTCGCTAAATACTCTACTTTTTAGTTCTGCCTCTCTTGCTCTAAGTTCCTTAATATCTATTCTTTTAAATGTTCTATTACCTATGCTGTATTCCTGTGC